GTCTGTGCCACTGCGACGTATGACCACTTCCAATAAGTCTGTGTAATCTGCGGTAAATGTGTATGTGGCTGTGCCTGATGTTAGAGCCTGTGTGCCCTGCTTAACAGTCCACAAATTAAGACCTCGGTTAGCCCAATCAGCAAACATTAGGTTGAGAGACCGCCTTGCTGTTTTAAAGTCATAACCAGTACGGGCCTCAAGCCCACAACGCTCATACGCTTCTTCGATAATTTCAGCGACGTTTAACTCAAAATTTCTAGATCCTGAAAGAGCCATTTGTTAGCCTTTCCTCTTTAAAGATTTAACCCTGCGTGGCTTACCAGCAGGTTGACCAAGTCTTTTCTTTTGCGATATTCTACTACGTTTTTCTGAAGCTGTCATTTCTTTGGAGGTTTTGGGGGTCTTAGAAGACACCCTCTTACTGGGGCGGCAATATGGAGTACCCCGTTTTTCACCCTTGCGACGCCCACACGCTTTGCCCGTGCGAACATCCTTCCATTCCTCCTTGAACCACCGCTTGAGAGCCGCACCTTTTTTCGTCTTTCTAATAGCCATGTTTTACACTCATAGAACTTGCAGCAGAAACCATCAATAGAATAAACGCTCCGATACCAACAACAATAACAAAGATTAGAAGAAGAGCCATCTTTACGTTTTCCATTATTTCTTCTTGTCTAAGAATAGCTTCTCTTCTAGCTTTCATCGCCGCTTCTTTAGCTTCCTGTATCCTCTTCTGCCTCTCTTCAAGAATTCCTTTCCAAGTACCGGGCCCAAAACGCATGTCTACCATAGTGGCTACTTCTTGTAACTTTTCGGCGGCTACTTTAGCATCAATAACCTCACGAGCAACAGATTCCACTCCGAACTGATCTGTCAAGCCAAGACCAGATTTTTTGTTTCTAGCCTCGTTTACCTGTTTCTGACCTGCGAACAAAGCATCTATCTGACTTGCAATATCTCCTATGTCATTCGCTGTGCCAATGGCACTTTTTATACCATCAACGGCACTTTTAACTAAGGCTATACCAGCTAACGCCGTTGATATTGGTTCCATAATTATCTCTCACGGTCTTAAAATAATAGTACCGCTATCAATATATCTTGGTTGTGCGGTATTTGAATGTTCCCCCTTTTGCTTTCTTCTTACTGTTTCCCCAGTTTGCTGCGCCGACTTTTCTGCATTTGGCGATAGCCCCGCTTGCATACGCCGACGGGAAGACCTTATATCTGCGTTTAACTTTTTGATAGCATGCATCTTTAGGCATTCCTTTTTTTCCTTCTTGCACGTTTAGTTACTTTTCTTCTGTTACTTAGAACAGTACCACATCCCCTAGCAACATTAGGATTACTAGAAGGTCTTTTTCGTTTCTGCGGTGGCTTTGATATCTGCTTTGCCATTGATCCACGCGAGATCGCCATTTTTCTTCTCCAAGAAATCATCCCACAAGACGCTTAACATCTTGTGGTTTTCACTGACCTTCTGATTTATTACAGCCGTTTCTGTCTTCAGATCCACAATTGACATTGCAATCCAAGCTACAAAGGCAAGTATGGCTGTAACAATTATGTTTAACATTTCCATCTCCGCCGTGCAGCGCAAATACGTTTTTTAGGTGTTTTGCTACAATTAATGTTGTGCATTTTCATCTGGCCTTTTGAACGGCTACAGTATGACGAGCGACGTTTAGCAGCTTTTGACCCCTTCTTTACCTTACCAGTAACAGCGGTCTTTAGCTTTGACCCGGGGTTGGCGCGGCGGTACGCCGCCACACCAGCCTTGGTCATTCCCGCTCCAGACTTTGTAGAGCGGAAATTTTTCTTGTTACGACTTGGCATTTTGGCTGGTTTTCTAGCCATTAGCCAAAGAATCCAGTAAGCGAATCTATGTTGGTAAGTGTCACATGACACTCATCAGCGAAGATCATACCGTGGTCAGGTATGGTGATCTGGTTGTCATCGGACTGATGAAAAACCATTGACAACTGTGTCGCACCACTACTGCCATTTTTAAACACCACCGCAGGTGACCCGCTTCCAGCCGTTTTTACATAGAAAGCTTTTAGACGAGTTCTGCCACCCAGAAGTGTTCCGGTAGCTGTAACTGTTTTTGCTGTGATAGAAGCAGCCATTCCGCCCTCCTATTAAGCAAGGTTGTTATTTTGCTGGTACAGAATTGTAAAACGAACAAGACCTGCGTTTGTTGCGGCAGAAGCAGTCACAGTCAAACGAATGTCTGCTGTACCAGTATCCTGCCAAGCTAATGCAGCACCAGCCTGAGTTGTCGGGTACTTACGACCAGCAGTTGTTCCGCTTGCAAATGTGTTCAGAATTGTAGCTGCGCCACCTACAGTGTCACCGACACTAAGATTGGTAGAAGTGTTAGCTGCTGTAATGACGTCAATCACACAGTCAATAATCTGAGAGTTTGCAGGGATAACAACGTCAGTGACTTGAGCAGCTAGAGCACCGCCTGATAAGTCTGCTGAAAATGTCTGAGCCATAACAACCTGACCGACGTTAGCGATGTTTGAGCCTAGAGTCGTGCCTGTTGTGTTCTTGATAGTTCCGGCCTTAATAGGACCGGAGAAAGTGGTAGTAGCCATTTAAGTCTCCTGTCGTGGCTAGTGTCAACCGCACCATGCAGTTGTCAGGAATGCATCATTGTACAATAAAAAAGGGCAGCATGGAAGCTGCCCTTTAATATCATTTTGCCTACACTTATGCGCCCGGTGAACCGAACACTGCGCGAGGATCTGAAAAGCCGAAGCTGTAACGCTCACGAGCTTTGTACCGCATGTTGCCAGTGTCGAAATCTGGGTCCATTGCAGTTGACAGAGCCAAACGCTCAAAGTGCTTGAAGCCGTTTGGTGCATCAGTCTTAATGAAGAATGCGTCTGTATCGGTTAGGAAGTCGTTGACTACATAACCGTCTGGAAGCATGCCCATTGAGCGCAATGCATTTACGTCGTTGTCTGCTGTACCTACCCGAAGGTTTGATACCATGAGACGCTCGGCAACAAACTGTAGCTGACGAGGAACGATAAGCTTCATGCCTTTGAGGGCAATGATCAAACCGCGCTCATCAACAAAACCAGCGATGCTAATAAGAGAATCTTCAAGAGAAGTCTCATTCAGATCAGCAGCAGTTGCTGGCTCGTTGGCGAATGTGCCGCCGCTTGTTAGCGGGTGGTTAGTGGCGCAGAGAGCAACACCGTCACCACCAGCAAATGCGCCAGCGGAGAATGCATTGTTAAGAACTGCGGCAGCTTTAACCTGCTTTGTGTGTGCCATCGAACGAGCGAGAGCACGAGTGTACCGAGAAGCAAGACGATCATAAAGATTGTCCTCAACTGCTTCTTCAGTGATTGAGAAGGCCATTGCCACTGTCTCGTGGTTGTAACGAGCAGTGTAAGCTTCGTTGGCATCATCAAAAGTGACACCTGTGCCCTCACCCTTGACAGGTGCAGCACCGAAACCTGACAGCATTACCTCTTCTTCAAACGCCCGGTCAGAAGACTCGGTGTCAAAGATTTGAGCATGCTGACCTTCGTATCGGTCATATTCCATTCCAAAGAGAGCGTTTAGACCGGGCTCTAGTTCTTTGGCGAGTTGTGCGCGAGAAATAGCCATTGTCTAACCTCCCTACGAAATTGCAGCTTCAGAATCAGCCTGAAGCAGCGCATGGTTGTTGATCATCACAATCATAGGAATACCCGCAGCAGCAAAGTCTTCGTTGTCTACATCATCAAGAATGCCAACAATCTTCAAAGGAAGAGAGGCGTTTGATGAGTCTAATGTAGCAACATCCATCTTCGCGGATGAGATTCCTGTGGTTGTACTTCCGCTTGCGCCACTATCCAACTGAGTGTTTTCAAAGATAGACGCTTTAGCGGTTGCTTCATCTGTAAATGTCGCATCAGTAGCGATAATGAAGCGCTGAAGTGGGTTGTCATACACAAAACCTGTAATGTCAAAGTTTGTGTCTGCACTTCCTGAACCGGGCCAAGTGTTCGAGAACACCTTCTTTCCGGTAGTGGCTGAAACATACTCACATCCTTGGAACACGCCAACATATGCCACGGTATCTCCTGTAGCAGAGCCAACAACGATTGAACCACCGTTGTCACACTTTACTGGAGTACCTTGGAATATTGCTGCTGCGGAACTGCCGATGGGGTATGCATTCACACCGCCAGTAGCCGGAGTGCTACCCGCAGTGTTTATCGGCTTGAGGCCGAAGGCAACATTAGTGTTTGCCATTGCTTACTCCTTTATTTGTAGGAGGTCAGCCATCTGACTTACCTCCGAATGATACACGGCTTTTCCTATCCGAGTGGATAGGCATTGAGGGATGTTGTTCCCTCATCAGGCTTTGGTCCACGGCTTCCATTTGTTGACGGGTCTGCTCCCGATAGTATTCAGTTCGCTCTTCTACCGTTTCCTCTGGGATACGAGCAAGCATTAAACCGCCTACTCCTATTACACCTGCATGCTGACCATCATCGATAGTTGGATATTTACCAGCCATCTCAGGATATTCGTCAGCCCTTACAGGCTCCCAACCTTCCCGAAGCTTGGCATTTACATTCATCTTATCGTCCTCACCACGAAGTGAAGTACGAATCCAACGATGCTTATAGCCTTCTGGTGCTTCTGGGGCCTCCAGTTTAGAAGGAGGTGCCCAAGGCTTTCTTCTCTGGGTCTTTGCGCGAGTTGCCGCTTCGCGTGGCGTTCTTTTAGAATCAGTCATTTTTTACTCCTTAACATACTTAGCATATTCTTCGAGCGGAACATTTAACCTTTTCGCTATTGCAATTTGCGAAGCTGTTAATTTGACTGTTCTGCGCCCCTTTCCTGACGGTGCTTTAGAAGCACTGGACTCCGCAGAAGCGACTCGGGGTCCTTTATCACCGCGTTTTGTTTCCTTAAATTTCTGGGGAAACTCTGCACGAATTCTTTTGTCAAGCTCATTATAGTACTCATCGGACGATGGGTCAAATCCTTCGTCCTCAATTAGTTGCCTATGTAGCCCAAAAGCAGCATAAGTCATGGTCTGATCACTACCAAACCATTCGTTTTTAGTGGCCCAAACTTCTGCTTTGGGATCTGGAGGAGGCGGTGCAGCCTGCTGCTGTGCTTGTTGAGGAGCTTTTTCCCTGCGCTGTTTAGTCTCATCAAGACGGGCCTCATCAAGGGCAAGTTTACTCAAGCTCTTTTGAGCTTCAAACATGGCCTCTGCATCGCCTTCATCATAAGCTTTTTGGTATGCTGTTTTAGCTGCTGCTATTTGAGACTCAATCCTTGAACCAAATTCGCCAACGAAAGACTCGTCTAGCTTGTCAAGTCTAGATTTTAAATCGTCGTTTTGTTTTTTAACAGCTTCTGCAAATTCTACCGCAGCTTTACGTTGAGCTTCTTCTTCTCTAAACTTATGCGTCAGTTTATTTATACGATTCTGCACAGACTTAGAATACTGTTCTAACTCTTCCTCTTTGTCTGGCTCCGACTTTTCCTCTGGTTCAGGTTCAGGTTCTGGCGCACTCTGCTCTTCAACAGCCGGGGCAGCTTCCTCTAACTTTAATTCCTGTTGCTGCTCCTCTTCTTGTTCTTCGATAATTTCAATCTCTTGCTCTTCTGCGGCGTTAGTTGGCACAACTATCCTCCGTATGACTTAATATCGTCTGGATCGACGATGGTTGCGATGACTTCGTCATCGTTGATAATTCGCACTTCGCCGCCCTCTATACTAAACCGAGAGCCAGCGTAGCGTCCGATACACACCCAATCACCCTCTTTACACCAAGGATCTCCGCCACCAAATTTGTCGGCATCCTTATATGCTAAAGGTCCAACCTTTACGACATAGGCTACAACGGTAGCCTTTGACTCACGGTCTCTAACTTGATCAGGAACATATATACCCCCTTCAGTTTTATCACGACCCATGTACGGCATAACCAATACACGCCATCCAGTGGGTTGTGGGATTCTTTCTGTAAGGGATTTTTTCTTTGCGGCCTCTTCGGCCTTCTTTTTCGCTTCGCGTTGCGCGACAACGTAGTCAGGTACTATCAGTGTCTTCGACATAATTCACCTTTTTTAGCAGGGCCTTTAGTTCATCAAGAGCATAAGCGACACCCTGTATTTCGCCGACTCTTGCTTTGTAGTCTTCCCAATCGGAAACACCACCACTCGTAATAGAATGACTAATGTCATCTATCCTTTCAGTCAATCGTTTATTGTACTGACTGATAAAATTTATAATGTCCATATAAGCCCCTTAAACTTTTTTCTTTACAGCGCCTCCACGCATGCGGCGCATAGCCATCTTCTTAGCTTTGTTCATGCCGCCCATCATCTTCTTAGCTACTACTTTACCACCACGATTGCGGCGCATTGCTTTCTTTTTAGCTCCAGCCATTTTCCCGTTTCCTTCTTCTAGCCAAAATTAAATTGATAAAGTCTTCTTTTGTGTAGTTTTCGTAGTATCCCATTTTTTCTAGTTTTTTACTAGCTTCATCCAGTTCGGATAACCTCTGTATAAATACCATTGTAAAGTCTGTTTGAAAAGCCAATAACCATAAATCTATTTTATTGACAGCGAACCAGTTGTTCATAGCTACGCATGCGGCTTCAACTTGTTCATAAGGCTGTTCTGCTTCTTCCTCTGTACAAATAATAACAGAATGTCTTTTGTCAAAATTTTTACATTGAGTTGCTATTGTTAGCCACAAATCTTCCGTGTCCAGACATTCTACAACTCTTAACTTGTCATCCTGTAGTGCCTTCTTTGCGAAAGGACAAGGAGCAAAACCAGCGTCCTTGTCTACCACACTTAAATCAGTGTGCACCCACTCCTCTATCAATTCCCTCATGTAGTGAAATAGTTAAAGACATTTCCTGCCTTTTCCCTTAACTGTCTTAGCTGTTCCATATAGTCTTGATCAAGAAAACTGCCTTCCTTCTGACCTCCGTAATATGTCTGTCCCTTACCCTTGCCAGCGCGGAATATACCACTTTGTCCTTGATACTTAGGCTGATAAGTTCTTGCGTCAGCTATTTGGATCGTGTCTGGAAAGTTTGAGCGAACTGAAGAATCTAAGAACAGGGGATCATTCTTTAACTGTTCAAAGGTAGTTCCGCTATCCATCCTTCTTTCGTCTTCCTGCCTTCGCTGCTGCATGTCACCAATTTCCTGCAACATTCTAGCTGTGTTCTGATCAACTTCTTCCAGAGGTCTATTTTGATCTATGCTTTGCTCAAATCTGTTCCTAAAATCGTCAAAATAAGCAGCCTTATCCAAATCTTTTGTAATTGAAGCTCGTGGGACTGTTGCACCTTGTGGTAACGGAGCAGCTAGATCAAACATACCGCGTCCATACATGTTTTCATCCAACGGAGCATCATCAAGCTGTCTTTGTACTTGTGGCTCGGGCTCAGTGCGGAATAGATCCATTACATTCACGCCTGCATTTGTGAATTCTTCTGTCGTATTCCTGATCGCAGCATCCATTGCCTCTGCCGTATTCACGCCTGCATTAACAAGTCCCTCTGCCGTATTCTGAACCGCATTTGTAAATGCTTCGCTTATGTTAGTGCCTGCGTTCATAAGACCTTGCCCCGCATTGCCTAAAGCACCAATACCTTGTCCCAGTGCTTCGTTTACCGAACGAAACACACCGCCAGATGTTTCGCCTCGTGCCAGCATCTCTTCCGTTGGTGCAAGTGCAGCGGCGGGTAACTCCTGATCGCGAATACCACTAACAGGGTTTAACATGTTTCGAGTTATAAACCCTATGCCGCCCGTTGCAGCCATAGCAAGATTGTCCATGCCGCTGAAGTCCCTGTCATAAGTAACCACAGGACCTAAAGCTGTTGGTGTGCCCGATCTGTCAGTGAAGGCAGTGGTTTGAAGACCGGGTCTTACTTCTCCCTTTCCAAGGTTTTTTACATCCGGGTTGTAGCCTACTTTTCCGGGGAGATTATACGGGTTCATAAACTGATCGTACTGCCTGTTAAGTGCTCTCTCCGTTGGATTTGCATAAGGAACGCCGCCTGCTCCTAAATAACCTTTATCGGTATATCTTGGCCTACCTGCATACTCATTCTCTGTATCTTTACGATCTCCATAATATACGTCAGCGGGAACACCCTGATTTTTTCCGTCTTTTGTAATAACACCGTCTTTAAAAATTGTTCCGGTAAGCCGCCCAGCATTGGGATTAGTTCTAACCTGCCCCGAACCTAAACCGTATCTTTGTAAGGTTTTAGCCAAGTCATACCCGAGAGTTTCGATACCATACCGATTATCTCTTGTTATATCGTATAAAGAATTAAAATCAGACCTACTCATAGGTCCTCTGCGGGAGGTGTATAAATTAACGAATTGATTAAGACCAGACCTTGGGCTGCGAAAGTTAGGAGCGCTCTCTCTAATAG